AATGCCTGTAGCATCTTCCGCTAAGATTACAGGTTCATATGAAATGACTGAACCCGCTCACTCAGCAATCTTTAACAGACGTGTAGTTGGTGGAGAGATTATGATTGTTAACAAGTATTTGATTAGTGATTTTGAAAAGATTGGAATTTGGTCTGAAGACTTAAAGAATGAAATTATCATGAACGAAGGTTCAATTCAAAATATTAATTTCAATAACTACCTTGACCAAGAAGATAAGAGATACAACTTCAAAGTTAAAAGAACAGAACACTTAATTAAGAAATATAAAACAATTTGGGAGATTTCACAAAGAGAATTGATTGAGATGGCAGCTGATAGAGCACCATTTATTGACCAATCACAATCAATGAATATCTACATGTCAAACCCAACATTGTCAAAGATTTCATCTTCACATTTCTACGGATGGGAAAAAGGGTTGAAGACACTTTGTTATTACGTTAGAACAAGAGCTATCTCAACAGGAGCAAAACACTTGGCAATGGACGTATCAAAAATTAACAAACCAAAAGCAACTCCTGAACCACCAAAGGTTGATTACAGTTATATGAATCTACCTGACAAACCTGAAAACAGTGAATTTGATTGTTTTGGATGTTCTTCTTAAAAAAAATCCGATGTGTTATCCCGAGCTAGGTCGGGATTTTTAATTTCATACTATTTATGAAATATGGGTAATGGTGTAACATACGGTATTAATTTTCCTTTTGGTGATTCCTTAACTGGGAAATATCTTAACTTATCTGAAACTCCTAGTGATGAGATTAAAAATAATTTAATACATTTATTATTAACTCGAAAAGGTAGTAGATATTTTTTACCTGATTTTGGTACAAGATTGTATGAATATATTTTTGAACCATTAGACGGACCAACATTTAATGATATTGAAACTGAAATAAAAGATTCTGTCGAGACATATATACCTAACTTATTAGTAACATCAATAAGTGTTACCGCTCTATCATCTGAAGAAGCGGGTGCGTATGTTACTACAGAAGGAAATGTTGTTAACACACAATTAACTATATCAGGATTGGCAACTAAAGAATATACTGCTAAAGTAAGAATTGACTATCAAATAACAAATGATGTCTTTAACTCAAGTAGTTTTGTAATAATTAATATATAAAATGGCAAACAAACAAATATCATACACGACAAGGGACTTTCAAAATATAAGACAAGAGTTAGTAAATTTTGTTAAAGCGTATTACCCTGAGTTAGTTCAAAATGTTAATGACGCTGCGGTTTTCTCAGTGTTTTTAGACCTTAACGCTGCAGTTACAGATAATTTACATTATCATATTGATAGAGGTATTCAAGAAACTGTATTACAATACGCTCAACAGAGTTCGTCAATATATAACATTGCAAGAACATATGGACTTAAAATTCCTGGTCAAAGACCGTCAGTTGCTTTAGTCGATTTCTCAATTGTAGTTCCTGCTGATGGGGCTCAAGAAAATATTAAATATTGTGGAATATTAAGACGAGGTTCACAAGTATATGGAGCAGGACAAGTTTTTGAAACTGCTGGTGACATAGATTTCTCAAAGGAAACAAATAGTGAAGGTTTTAGAAATAGAACTAAAACACCTATTCAAAATGTGAACGGGATAACAATAAACTATAGAATTACTAAAAGAGAACCAGTAGTTAATGGTATTACTAAAGTTTTTAGAAAGACTATTACTACCTCTGAGTCAAGACCATTTTTAGAATTGTTTTTACCTGAGAAAAATGTTTTAGGGGTTACAAGTGTTTTATTAAAAGATGGACTAAACTACAATAATGTTCCGTCTGTTGAAGAATTTTTAGGTCTAAACAATAGATGGTATGAGGTTGATGCGTTGGCACAAGATAGGATATTTGTTGAAGACCCAACAGGTTCACAGAGTGCCGCTGGGAAAAAAGTTGGTAAGTATCTTCAAACGAGTGATAAGTTTATAACTGAATATACACCACAAGGATTTTTAAAAATAACATTTGGTGGTGGAAGTCAATCAACGGATGAACTATTAAGAGAGTTCGCTATAAATGGAACGCCCTTGGATTTATCTAAATATTCAAATAATTTATCATTAGGTTCAACAATTAATCCAAATACGACATTGTTTGTTCAATATAGAATTGGTGGTGGATTGGGTACTAATTTAGGTACAAGTGTTATTAACCAGATAGGTACTATAAATTTTGCAGTTAATGGACCGAATCCATCAATCAATAGTTCAGTTATTAATAGTATGTCTTGTACAAATGTTACTGCGGCTATTGGTGGGGCTAACGTTCCAACTGTTGAAGAAGTTAGAAACTTAATTGGATTTAACTTTTCTTCTCAAAACAGGGCGGTAACAATTAATGATTATAATGCGGTTTTAAGAAAAATGCCATCACAGTTTGGGGCACCGGCAAAAGTTGCTATAACTGAAGAAGATAATAAAATTAAAGTTAAGATGTTATCTTTTGACGATGAAGGTAAATTAAGTTCAAATATATCAAGTAGTTTAAAAACAAATATCTCAAATTATCTATCAAATTATCGAATGATTAATGATTATATTTCTGTTGAAAGTGCTGAGGTTATTGATTTAAAACTTGAGATTAGTGTGGTATTAGATTCAACACAAAATCAAGGAAGTGTTGTTACCAATATAGTTAATACTGTCGATACCTTTTTTAGTCCTTTAAACAGGAACATGGGTGAAAATGTTTACATATCTGAATTAAAAAGATTAATACAATCATTAAATGGTATTTTATCTATCAGTGAAATAAATGTATTCAATTTAGTCGGTGGGCAGTACTCTTCAAATCAAACATCACAAGCTTATAGTGATAGTGCTACAAAACAAATTGGTTTGATTAATGAAACATTATTTGCAACACCATCACAAATTTATCAAATTAGATTTCCAAATAAGGATATTACTGTAAGTACTTTAAATTTAAGTACAGTTAACTTCTCTTAACTTTGAAACATAATTTACTATTTTGAAAATAGTAGCTAAACTATTTATTAAAAAAGTAAAATGCCGAAGTTATATAGAATACGTACCCAATTAGGTATTAATCAAAATATCCCTGTTAAGATACCTATAGTTTTAGAACAAAATTTTGATACCCTCGAAATTTTGTCTTTAGCGATTCGTCCTGACGATTTTTATATTAGAAGTTGTTCAAACTACGGAGTGGTTTGTGGTAGGGTATTCTGTAATAAAGGGTTTGGTATTCCTAACACTAGAGTTTCAATATTTATCCCAATTGAAGACATTGACACTCAAAATGATTATATCGATTCATTATACCCTTATACAAATTTTACAGATATTAATGATGATGGGTATAGATATAACTTATTACCATATACACAGTCACATACAGGACATGTTCCTGTTGGAACTTTTCCTGAAAGAGAAGATGTTTTAACCGACAACTTATTAGTTCAGGTTTATGAAAAATATTATAAATTTACAGTTAAGACCAATGAGTCAGGTGATTATATGATTTTTGGTGTTCCTACAGGACAACAAACATTATTTATGCAGGTTGACTTATCTGATATCGGAGAGTTCTCATTAACCCCACAGGATTTAATTAGAATGGGAATCGCTACTGAACAATCAGTTGACGGACCTAGATTTAGTTTTTCAACAAACTACGGTGAGTTACCTCAAATTGTTACAACACAAAAAACAGTTCAGATTGAACCATTCTTTGGTGAGTTTGAAATATGTAATTATAATATTGCTCGTGTTGACTTTGACTTAACATCGGAAAATGGTGTTAAATTAGAACCTACCGCAGTTTTTATGGGTTCTCTTATTTCTAATGACGATACACAAAGAGTAGGTAAAAAAGTTTCGTTTTTAGGACAAACAAGTGCTTGTTCAGTTAAAAGAACTGCGGGTGAAATGTGTTCTTTGACAAAGGGTCCTGGTGAAATTATTGCATTACGTCAAACAATTTATAACGATGAAAATGGTAGACCTATTTTAGAACGAGCGGTTTTAGATAATGACGGTAAAGTAATTGATGAAAATGGAGTTTGGGTTTTAGAGGTACCAATGAATTTGGATTATATCTACACCGATGAAAATGGAGAAAGAAAGATAAGTGGAAGTCCTGAAGTAGGAGTACCGACAAGAGGTAAGTATAGATTTAAAATTAAATGGCAACAACCACCTGAAATTGCGGAACCTACTAAAAGAGCATATTTTTTAGCACCTAATATTAAAGAAAGAGGGTGGACAAGTATTGATGCAGACCCTTTAGATTTACCAGCTTCAATTGCAGTAATACCTGATAATACAGGTAGTGGAGCTGGAGAAATTACCGCGCAATTACCAGTTGCTCAGGGTGAATTTTATAGAATAGGGAGAACTCAAAATGTTATTAATTTATCAATTACTGACCCTGATGGTAATCCGTACATTAGTCGAGTTTTTAGAACACCAGGTATATTTACTTTTACTTTTTTAAGAGATGATATAGCTGCTCCATTTATATTTGAATTTGAAAATATTCCTGCTGCTAAATTTATGTTGGAAGGTTCTTATGCCTTTAGTTTAGATTGGAATGATTATGCGGTACCTGAAGAAGCTATTAATTGTGAGGATACATTCTATGATATGTCGTATAATAAAGTTTATACTACAACTCAATTGATTGATAGATATCAGGGTACTCGATTTGCTTGGAATACATTAGGGATTAAAAAAATTACTGA